GAGGTCGATCCCTGCGTGCCTAGTAGAGGGGCTCTATGTCCCGTGCCGGCCGAAATTCACCAATCTCTCCACGAGTTTTCCCCAAAGGCTAGCGACCTCGACGGTCCTAACGCCGAATACCCAAGCTAGGGGCATACTGTCGTTACTCTTCTAATCCATGTGTCTTAAGCCTAGACGCTGACGCCTTCCGTCTCGCGTAACCGACCCCATGTACCTATACGTGAGAGGCTCAGGCTCGACGCCTTCGCCCCGCCCCGGAGGCGTGTCGTCACATCTTCCTAGCCTAGTACAGTATCGTAAGTACCGCGTATGCCCCTATGCAAAGATGGAGAGGGGGTAAGAAATCGCCAGTTCTATTCCATCCGTATCCCTCCCCCTCTCCTCCAGCAGCGCGACCCCCATCCCCTCCGTTCGCGCGACGCCGTCCTAGGAGGTCTACACCCCCAACGCAAAAATCTGATTCCAAGGACTCCCACGCAAAAATCAGAAACCATGGACTGGACCTAGAAGACAGAAAGCCGTAGGCTGCTGCTGACGAAGTCTGAGGATACACGGAGACCTGGGGGCGGGTAGAATAACCCTCGGTAAGCTAGGTGATGAGGGGAGTGAGAGATGCTCAAGAAGCTGGAAGTCACGTACAGGACTAGGGTGGTAACTGGATATGACCCTATGCGCTACATCCGCTTTGAGCGGGTGGAGAGGGACCCTGAGACTAACGAAGGCAAACTATTCCTCCTTCGTGTGACAGACTCAGAATGGGTTGAGTGGAATCCTCTAGATCAGAACTTGGACGTCTTCCATATCGCCCTAGACGAGACGAGCTACCTAGCTCTCAAGCATTCTTGGGCGCAACATCAAGACTAAGTTCTCCAAACTCGTAACGGATTTCTTGACACGCTAGCTACGGCAGAGTAGTATTCTCTCTACCTCCCCAAGAGAGAGACATGTCGGGAGGGATAGGGAGACGAAGATGCTGGCGATCACTCTAGCTTCCCTGCTCGCGCTACAGGCGGATCCTTCCGACTGGCATCCGGATGACATCCGAGACGTCACCGTGGGGCTTCGCCTTACGGGCCTGGGAGGTCAGATTGACGGAGAGGAGAACTGGGGGGAGTTTTTCGGGACGGGGATCGGTCTTACGCTCGGCGGAGACTATCTCTGGAAGACGAGTAGGGCGGGTCATGCCGGCGTCTATGCTAGACTCTCCTACGACATGTTCGATGGTGAGGAAGCGGATCTCTCGGATGATCTAGGGACGTTCATCCTCGACCAGGATGAGATGAGTCTCTTCAAGGTGATCGTCGGCGGCAAGCTCCGTCAGAGCTTCAAGGTCTTCTTCCTGGAAGAGCAGCTTGGGATCGGCATGGTCCACTACTCCTCCGTCGATACCACCGTGACGGATGATCTTGGGAGCTTTGACGCGGAGCTGCTCGAGGGAGGCGTCGAATTCGCCTTCGAGATCGCCCTTCGCGTAGGCTTCTATCTCTCGAAAGCTCCGGACGCGCCTACCCTCAGCATGACCTTCGCCTACGAGCAGAATGGGAAACCTGATCTTGGAGACGACTTCTCCGACGTCGATAGCGAGCAGCAGAAGAACTTCGTCTGGACCCTGGGAGCGAGTTTTCCCTTCTAAGCCATGAACTTTCTACCGGAAGGCACGATCCTCGTCTGGGGGACGAAAGAGACTCCAGGCTGGATCGACATGAAGCGCGAAATCGAATGCCTGAAGACCCTCACCCCCATGCTCACCCTCGTCAAGCTGAAAGACGGTTCGCTGAGTCTCTTGGTCGGCTCTCGCCCTGAAGACTTCATCCTCGCCCAGGTAGATCCCAAAGCTCTCCAGGAGGCCGTCGCCTCTCTATATCCAGAGCCCTAGGCGCTCTCTTCGTCGGCTCACACCTCCAAGCGGAGCCCCCGCCCGTCCGCGGGGGTTTTTTATTTCCACTTGACGCGGATGAGAAAACGTTATACTGCTGATGACTCGTTCGGAGAGAGTCTTTTGGGGGACAGAATGGCGAAAGAGACCGCGCGGCCCAATTCTCGCGAGATCAAGGCCGTAGACGCGAACTACGACCAGATCCTCAAGATCCTCGCCCATCCCAAGCAGGAAGCGATCTACGTCAACGCTTCCCCCAACGATTTCGAGAGCTGGGATGGCGCGTGGGACGCCCAGGCCGCCCAGAAGGGCCTCGGCATGCGCCGGGTCTCCGCCGACGTCGGACGCCACATGAAGGTCCAGGATGGCGTCGAAATCCCCTCGGGCTTCGTCTTCACCTGCTCCTGCGGCTACGCCCGCCGCGTCGTAGACTCCGAAATGTCCTTCACCTGCGAGCGCGGAGGCCCCGGACAGGGCTGCGGCCTCATCTGGCAGAAAGAGTGCTACCAGGACGAGGATGACATCAACCCCTCGACCGGCGAGCCCGTCTGGAAGGCGAAGCTCAAGGAATTCACCGCTCCGAACGGGAAGAAGTACCTCCTCCCCGTCATGAAGGGCTACCAGATCGCCGACTGGCGCAGACTCAACCGCGAGGAGCGCCGACGCCAGGAGGAGGCCGATCCCGAACTCGCCGAGCGTCGCAAGCAGGAATACGTCCAGGACCGCCTCACCCAGATGTCCGAAGCGGATTTCAAGAAGCAGGCCCCCAAGAAGGCGGAGGACGCTGAGTAATGTCTCATCGCTGCGAATGCCTGTCCCGGGTCTTCGTCCAGAAGCCCGTCGTCGTCACCTGCGCCTACGGAGGCGTCATCAAGCCTCGGGACTTCGAACTCGTCTCCTGCGTCCGCTGCAACCGGTCCTACATCCTCCCGATGGCCGTCGGGAAGAAGAAGCTCATCCCCTGCCCCACCGGGGGCGTGGAACTCGAGAAGACCCTGCTTGGCCTCGCCATCGAATGGGGCTGGTTTGACGGGAAGGACGGCAAGCTCAACTCCATCATCACCGACGAGGAGGATAGGAGCGACGTCAAGCGCCTGGGCCTTGAAGTGAAGGAGCCGGTCGAGAAGTGACCATCGTACTTGTGACCTCCGCGCTCCTCGTGGGCTTCGCTCTCGGAGCCTTCTGCGGCTTCGGCGCGTATCACCTCGGGCGCATGACGAACAAGTACCTCCCCGTCTACAAGGGGATCGACCACGAGAAGACTCGCAATCAGGCCCTCCAGGCGGCCCTCAAGGCTCAGCAGGAGGTCGCCGACATGCAGCGGGCGTACCTCTCCGGGATCAAGCTCGACAAGGAGGGGTATCTCGCGGGAGAAAAACGCTCGTGATGTACGACGAGAGGCCGCTTGATCCTCCTCGGTATCACGATCTCATCTCGCTCTACCGGGAGGCGGTGAACGAACGCGCCTGGAGGACGAATTCCCTCCTCTGGCAGGATCTCAAGCGCCGCCTTCACGGCTGGAGCGAGGAGACCTTCCAGGAAATCGCCGACTTCTACGACCGGAAAGACAGGAAGGCCAAGACGGAGCGCCTTCTCAGGCGGGCCAAGTGAACGTGAAAGAGGAGCTTAGGGGCCTCAGCCCCGATGAGATCGAAGAGAAGCTCGTCTTTCTCGCCATCCACGCCGAGAAGGACGCGGACAAGCTCAAAGCCCTTGAACTCCTGGCCAAGATGAAGGGTATAATCAAGCACGGATCGGCGAAGCCGGAGAAAGACTTCGTCGAAGTCGTCATCGGTTCTCATACGACGAAAGAAGAGAGAGACGCGAGAGATGCTGGAGGCAAGCGGTAGGTAGATAAACGAGAAGCAGGGGGAAGAAACCAGCCCGGCCCCGCTGAAACCAGCATCCGGCGAGGGCTCGGAGACTGTGGCCAAGGCCGGGGGAGAGACTCTCTCCTCTCCCCCGGTCACGCCCACGCCCCCTGAGCTTCAGCCTGAACCCCTGGTCGTTCCCATCGTCCCTCCGCGCCGGATGCGCGGCCCCAACAAGCACAAGGGCGGCCTTGAGGTCTCCTTTAAGCGCCCGGTGGGGCGGCCTCGCAAGAATCCGCTCTCCCCGAAAGAGAAACTGGTCGGCATTCCCGTTCCGGACGAGGAGATCGACCAGCCGAGGCGCTGGAAGAACGCGGCCCCGAAGAACCCCTCGCTCAAGCTCGCCTACGACCCGCATCCCAAGCAGCAGGTCTTCGGCGAAGCCATCAAGAACGGAGCGAAGATCGTCCTCTTCCTGGCGGGCATCCGTAGTGGGAAAAGTTTTGCTGGCGCTTTCGAGTGCCTAAAGCTGATCTACGAGGCGAAGAAGCTCCCGAACCTCGGCTACATCGTCACCCCGACCGTCAACATGGGCCGCGTCCCTCGCCGGCTCTTCATCAACGCGGCGGGGAAGGCGCTCTTGCGCTACAAGCGGGCCTCCGACGACGGACCTCCGAACTGCCAGATGATGCCCTTCAAGGGAATGCCCGCGAAGGCGTACATCGTCGAATTCCACTCGGGCGAGCATCCGGATCGCCTCCGCGGCGCGGCCCCAGCCTGGGCGTGGCTCGACGAAGCCATGAACATGAAGCCCGAGGTCTACGACATCATCCTCGGCCGCGTCATGGAAAACGACGGGGTCATCCTCATCACGACCTCGCCCAGCACGAAGAGCCACTGGACCTATACCGAAATCATCGCCAGAGCGGCTCGCTGCGGGAAGTGCCGGAACTTCTACCACGACCACAAGTACCGGCGGGTCGAGAACAAGCTCATCCTGAACGATCACGAGCCGACCGATCTCTACTGCGACACGGTCGGCGTGAAGCCCGATACCTCCATCGCCGTCATCCAATGCGCCACCTTCGACAACACGCACCTCAAGGAAGACCTCATCAAGAGCCTCGAGCTGAAGTACACGCTCAAGGACCACGTCATCGCCCGGCGCGAACTCTACGGCGAAGTCTGCGGTTTTGAGGGCCTCGTCTACCGCTCCTTCGACCGCGACACCCATCGGAGCGACTTCACGGCGGTCAACGTCCCTCCGGAGGCCGAGATCGTCGCGGGCATCGACTTCGGGGTGAACGACCCCTTCGTGGTGAGCTTCCTCGCCCGCGTCCGCGATACCTGGCATGTCGTGGACGAATACTACTGGCAGGGCGAGCCGCGCTCGATCAAGCAGCACGTCGATGAGATGAAGCGCCGCTGCCGCCTCTTTAACCGCGTGAAGAGGTGGTGGTACGACCCCTCCGGCAAGCAGCAGAGCATCGAGCTACAGCAATGCGGGCTCCGCAACATCTTCAAGGCCCGTAAACGCTTCGCCACCGGCGTCTCCTGGATCCGCTTCCGCATCGACACGATCAACTCGCTGCTCCTCGCCCGCGACGAGGAGGGTCAGCCGCTTCTTCGCGTCTCTCGCGCCTGCCCCGGCATCATCGGGGATTTCGAGAGCAGGAAGTGGAAGCGGTACACGGTGGTCGGCGACGACGACCGCGTGCGCGTCATGGACCAGAAGGGCAAGGAAGTGGACCGGAACGCGGGAGACGAGCCCGCTCCGGGCTACGATCACGGCACGGACGCGACCGAATATGCCCTCGTCTCCGAAGTGGTCGCCGGCCGCTACCAGATCAAGAGTCAGCCCAAGCAGGTCAATTACCAGAAAGACATCATCCTGAACGCGGACGCGATTCCGGTTCAGGGGCCGACCGCGAAGTACCTCGCCGATTCGCTGTCTCAGCACGCGACCGCGCTCGCCAAGCCGAAGACCACGCGGGACGCCTGGAGTTTCGGGCCGAGGTGGAGCTAGTGATGAGATTCCTTCGTTCTCTCTTCCGCCGCGAGGCGAGAAAGTACGGGGTGCCCAATCCCATTGTATAGCTTCTACCACGGGCCCCACGTGACGGAGCGCATGGCTCCGATGGCGAAGATCCCTCGCCGCGTGAAATGCTCCGTCTGTAAGAAGGGCTGGGCGAAGCTCGGGATGAGCTTCAACCTCGACGCCTACGTGCGCGGCCGGGCGATCAGCGACAAGACCAAGCGCGACTTCAGGTACGTCTTCCGCCGCGATCAGGTGAAGCGCCTGGAGACGACCCGCGACATCGACGCCTGCTTCAGCGACTTCCACAGGCGCTATCCGCATCTTCCGCCTCCGGGGCCGATCCGTCGGGACCCTCATCCCGAGATCCGCCTCAAGGACAAGCCCGGGAACAACCCTGAAAGACTGACGGGTGTGTAGTGACCGCTGAAAGAGTCTCTAGTCCCGCGCAGTTTGGCTCGAAGGGCGACCCCTCGAACGACCTAGGGGGCCCTGTCTCCGCCTCCTTTGACCAGCAGAGCGAGGGGGAAGTCGAGATCGTCCGCAAGAAGTGGAAGCGGTACCAGGAGTGCCGCAACCACAAGTGGGTCATGGCCCGCCCGGAAGACTGGAAACGCTGGGCGGCGATCTACGGGGACCAGCATTGGGACGCCTCGACCTACGAGGACTGGCAGAGCACCCCGACGATCAACATGACCTTCGCGGCGATCAACTCGATCCTGCCGCTCATCACGGATCAGAAGCCTCAGATCGCCGTCATCCCCCGCGAGGAGTCGGATGACCGGATCGCCTCCGTGGTCGGCAAGGTGATCGAGTACCTCTGGGAATACTGCGGCTGCGACGTCCTGCTCCCGAAGACCATCCTCAACACCCTCATCTTCGGGAACGGCTTCTGGAAGATCCTCTGGGATCCCTCCGCCCGGAAGGGTCTCGGCGACATCGCGGTCAAGAACATCGACCCCACCAACATGTTCTTCAACCCGGAAGCGACGTCCATCGACGACGCGACCGAGATGTACCACGTCGAGCAGATGCCGCTCTCTTGGGTGAAGGCCATGTACCCGGAGAAGGCGGAGCTGCTCAAGGCGGGCCTTGAGGACGGGACGATCCTGGTTAACCGCCCGCACATGCCACAGATGGTGAAGGGGCGTGGCGAGCCCGTCCAGGTCCGCACCACGACGGGAAGCGCGACCTTCAACTACCCCGCCGGAAGCCAGTCGAACGCCGACAACGCTCCGCCTCAGTCCATGACGGTGATGGAGGCGTGGACCTTCGATTACAACACGAACCGCTGGCGGAAAACCGTCATCGCCAACAAGGTGCTGCTCGAGGACGAGGTCACCGACTTCGATACGCCTCCCTTCGTCCATTTCGTGGACTACGCGGTCGGCTGGACCATCTGGGGGACGGGGGAAGTTCAGCACGTCGAAAGCCTCCAGTACGAGATCAACCGCCGTCGCGGCATGATCCTCGACATCCTGCGCCATTGCGCGATGCCGATGCTCGTGGTCGATCCGGCGGCGGGCGTCGATCACGAGACGATCAAGGCGAAGCCCAATCTCGTCATCCCCGCGGAAGGCGGCCCCCAGGCGGTCGGCATCCTCGCTCCGCAGATGGACTTGGGCGGCCTCTTCCAGGTGAACGACCGCGACAAGATCGACTTCGACACCATCCTCGGCAACACCGAACTCATGCAGGGGAAGGCCCCGCCTGGGGTGGAAGCCGGGGTCGCGCTTGAGATGCTCGCGGAGAGCGCCAATACGCGCCTTCGCCTCAAAGTCCGCAACCTCGAATACTCGCTCCGCCGAGTGGGCGAGATCATTCTCGGCTTCATCCAGAGGCACTATACGGGGCACCGGATCTTCCGGATCGTCGGCCACGATCAGACGGGAGCGGCGCTTCAGCAGCCCGCCCAGTTCTTCGCCATCAATCAGCCAGTCGGCGCGAAGCCGGTCATCGGCCCGGACGGGACGCCCGTGATGGGTGAAGACGGCCAGCCGACGATGGATCCCATCTACGACGAGACCAGTAATCACATTCCGCCTGACGCGGAATTCGACATCCGAATCGGCGCGGGCTCCACGCTCCCGGTCTCGAAGACCGCCCGCTTCCAGCAGGCGATCACGCTCTATGACCGTGGGGCCATCGACCAGCAGGAGCTTCTCAAGGCCGCTTCGTGGCCCAAGTGGGAGGAAGTCCTCGCTCGGATGCGACAGCAGCAAATGATGATGCTCATGGCGCAGCAGGGAGTGTCTCCGGAGGCCGTGGGCGCTCCGATCCCTGAAAGCGCCGAAGAGGCGCTCGGCGAGACTCCGCCGGAAGCGGAGGCCGCCTAGAGGAGGTCCGTATGAAGGGCTCGTATCACTGTCCCAGCAAGTACGGGAGCAAGGGGCTCCCGCCCGGGGTCGGTTCGTCCAAGGGTGGCCCCCGCAAGGGCGGCTTCGTTTCTCCTTCCCAGATCGGGAGCAAGGGCAAGCCGCACAGCAAGGGCTTCCCCAATACCCCCGCTCCGAAGGACTAGCGCCGACGAGGAGGCCACATGGGCGTCAAGCGATACAGAGAAAAGGCGAAGAAGGCCGTCGGCAGCGTCAGCAACTACTTCGAGCGAGCCGCTGACAGCGTCTCGGACTACGCTAAGAAGGCCGTAGACAGCACCGGGAACTGGTTCGAGCGAGCCGGCCAGCAGGGGAAAGAGGGCTATCGGCGCTACAAGGACCCTCTCATCGCCCTGGGCGGCGCGGCGCTCGGCGCGATCCTCGCTCCGCTCACCTTCGGCGGCTCTCTCGGCCTCTCGGCGGCGTCCCTCGCCATGCTCGGCGGCATGACGGGCGCTTCCGTCGCCCAAGGCGCGAGGTCGTACTACAGCGCCGACAAGGCGGCGGATGAACTCAAGTCGAGCGGCAACTACTTCGGGAACGCCGCCACGCGAAGGATCAAGTCCACGTCGCGTCAGGGAGGCGAAGGCGACGTCAGCTACTCCACGGAGGAATACGCATGAAGTATCGAGCGGGCGAAGACGGTCTCGACGTCAAGGGTCTCATCGCGTGCCTCAAGAAGACTGACCCTGGAGGTCTCGCGGAACTCCGCGACAGAGGGGGACGGTTGGGCGGAAAGATCCAGGGGAAGAGTGACGGCAAGCACTCCCCCAACGGCTCTCTCATCACCGCCCTCAAGAAGGTCAAAGGTCTCTAAGCGAGGGTGTCGGAGTTCACGGAG